GTCAGAAGACGACCTTAAAGGATTTATCGAGGATGTCATTAAAGACATGGTCGCTGACGGCGAAATTGAGCCAGGTGACGAATTCGTAGAAGACGAAGTTGAAGTTGAAGACGTTGAAGACATTGATGTTGTAGACGACTTAAGCGTAGATGTAGAAATCGACGAAGCCAAAAAAGAAGAAATGGATGAAAGTGAAAAAGTTGATGAAGCAAAAGACGAGATCGATGAAGCATCTCGTGTAAAAGGTGAAAAAGGTGTCGGAAACGAGGATGGAGACAAAGATGACTCTAAAATCGAAAAAGAAACTGAAAAAATGAGATTCAAAGAAGCAATGGATGAAATTCAAGCGCTTAAAGTTGAATTGAATGAAGTTAACCTTTTAAATGCTAAGTTACTTTACACTAACAAAATTTTCAAGGCAAAAAACTTAACTGAAAGTAAAAAAGTTAAGGTATTAAAAGCGTTTGACAAAGCGAAGGATGTACAAGCAGCGAAAACAATTTTTGAAACATTATCAGAAGGTTTACTAGATAAATCTCCAGTAAATGAATCAAGAAACTTAGGATCTGCATCGAAAGCTAGTGGTTTAGAACCAAAAGCGACGTCAACAAAACAACCAATCATTGAGTCAAATGACGTTTACAACCGTATGCGTAAGCTAGCGGGATTAATTTAAAAATTATTATTAACAATTTAAACTATTTATTATGAGCTTAAATACTCTTTTAGAAAGCGCTAACCCATATCAGTCTCTACAGTCTGATGCAGCTAAATTAGCTGGTAAATGGGAAAAAACAGGTCTTTTAGAAGGTTTAAATGGTGCCCACAAAAACAACATGGGAATCATTTTAGAAAACCAAGCTAAACAACTTGTAGTAGAATCTTCTCAAACAGGAGGAGGTACTGCGTCTTCAGGTACATTCTCAAGCCAAACTGCTGTTAACATCGGTGGTCAATGGGCTGGAGTTGCTTTACCATTAGTAAGAAAAGTATTTGGTCAAATCGCAGCAAAAGAATTTGTTAGCGTTCAGCCAATGAACTTACCTTCTGGTCTAGTATTTTACCTAGATTTCCAATACGGAAATGACAAAACTCCATTCGCTGCCGGTGATTCATTATACGGTAACGAAGGTGGAAATGCACCATTCGGAAACACTAACGAAGGTGGTCTTTATGGAGCAGGTAGATTTGGATATTCTATTCAAAATACTTCTTCACAAGTAAACGTTGCTGCAGTAGCAACAGCTAAATGGTCTGACTTTAACTATGATTCTGATTACTCAGCATCATTCGGAGACTATAAGAAATTCTCATTCGCTAAATCAGGTTTAGGAATGGCTGATTTCGAAGGTGTTAAAGGATTCCAATTATACTCAGGTTCAGCTGCATCAAGAATTCCTTCTTTACTAGTTAAAACAGGATCTGCAGGTAAACAAGTATCAGCATTTACTTCAGTAGATGATACTAATGTACATTTCCTTGCACTAGCCGCTGATTGGGCTGGAGCTACAGGTAATGCTGCAACTGCACAATCAATTGTATTCCAAGTACAACCTACTGATCAATACAGAGGTGACTTTGAAGCTGGAAACAGCGTACCAAACACTTGGAATGATTCAGGTTCAAACGGAAACAGCGGATGCTGTCCTCCACAAGTTATTCCAGAAATCAACATTCAGATGAAATCATCTGCAATCGTTGCTAAAACTAGAAAACTTAAAGCAGTTTGGACTCCAGAATTCGCACAGGATTTAAATGCATACCATGCATTAGATGCTGAAGCAGAATTAACTTCTATCCTTAGTGAGTATATCTCATTAGAAATTGACCTAGAAATTCTTTCTATGTTGATCGAAGGAGCAGGAGCTGGAACTGAAAACTGGTCAGCAGTTAACAATACTGCAATTTCAACAGCTGCTAACGGTAATGCTGTTGTTACTGACTTAGGATTCTATAACTCACAAGGACAATGGTTCCAAACTTTAGGAACTAAAATCCAAAAGTTGAGTAATATCATTCACCAGAAAACTCTTAGAGGTGGTGCTAACTTCTTAGTATGTTCTCCAACTGTAGGTACAATTTTGGAAAGTATTCCAGGATTTGCTGCTGATTCAGATGGCGATGCTGCTAAAGCTAGCTACGCATTTGGTGTACAAAAAGTAGGTTCAATTAATGGACGTTACAAAGTATACAAAAACCCTTACATGACTGAAAACAAAATCTTATTAGGATTTAGAGGTTCTCAGTTCCTTGAAAGTGGTGCTGTATTTGCTCCGTACATTCCGTTAATCATGACTCCACTAGTATACGATCCAAATACTTTCACACCAAGAAAAGGATTGTTAACTAGATATGCTAAGAAAATGGTAAGACCAGAATTTTATGGTACTATCAACATCTCAGGATTAAACACTCTATAATCAGAGATAACTCTTAGTTAGTAAGAATTAGCCCGAACTCACGTTCGGGCTTTTTTTTTCAATATTTATAATAAAATACTCAACTATGAATGTACCAATTTATGATGGTTGTCCAATTTGGAACGAAAAATCCGTACCATTTGGATTCTATAATACCGATACTACATTTCAAATCGATGCTATAAAAGTCACAAAATTTTGTGCTTCAAGGTTAGGTTATCCTTTAGTAGATGTTGAACTACAATCAAGTTCATTTTTTACGGCATTTGAAGAAGCAGTAACTACATATGGAAATGAATTATATGCATATAAAATACGTGATAATCAATTATCACTTGAAGGAATTACAACAGGGTCATCTTTAAACCAGGCATTAATAACACCAAGTTTTGAACCAATTGTTAGATTAACTGAACAATATGGTGAAGAAGCAGGTAGTGGAGGAAATGTACCGTATTACTCAGGTTCATTCCAATTAACTTCTAGTATTCAAGATTATGATTTCCAAACTTTTATGACAGGAAGTGGATTAACAGGGTCTGAATACGAAAATGGTATAGAAGTAAAAAAAGTATATTATGAACCAAAATTCCCAGCATCAGCAAGATATTTAGATCCTTATAATGGATTTGGATTTGGAGGTGCTGTAGCAGCAGGTATTGTTGGATTTGGAGGATTTGGTCAAGGAATGGGATATTTAATGGCTCCATTAAATTATGATTTACAAGTAATACAACAAATAGAAATGAATGAAATGGTTAGAATGTCTAACTATTCATTTAGAGTACAAGATGATAAATTAAGAATATTCCCTATACCTAATTTTGATGGGACATTCCATTCAGGTTCATCTTTACTATTAAATAATGCTTTATCAGCATCCAATCCACCATCAATAACATTTGCAAGTGATTTAACTTCATCTTTAATTGATATAACTGGAGGAACTGGTGAAGGTAAAGATGCACAAGGTGTTATTATAGGAAGTCAAGGAACAAATACTACATATGAATTTAAAGTAAAATCATCAGGTAGTGGATACACAGCTGGTGATGTAATTACAATATCAGCAGCTACTATAGATGGTTCTAGTAATGATATTAGTAATGCATCTGGAGATTTAGTATTTACTTTAAGAGAACAAGACATAACAGCTATTTGTGGTGGAGGAACTTTATGGTTTGATTACATTTTAAGAGATGAAAGAATAAATAGTTCAGTTAAACAAACTCCAACTAAAGTTACAAATGTATCAAATGCACCATTTGAAAATCCTACATATGAATTTATTAATTCAGTAGGTAGACAATGGATATTCGAATACACACTAGCTTTAGCAAAAGAAATGTTAGGGTATGTAAGAGGAAAATATAGTAGTATTCCAATACCAAATGCTGAAGTTAATTTAAATCAAGGTGATTTAATATCAGCAGCAACAACAGAAAAAGCAGCATTAATAGAAAGATTAAGAACATATCTTGATGAAACATCAAGACAAGCATTATTAAATAGAAGAGCATCTGAGGCTGAATCTAAGATGATTGAGTTACAACAAGTGCCTTACACAATTTATATAGCATAATATGGCAATGTTTACAAGACAAAGGGACTGGTCCCTTATGAGGCACTTAAATAGAGAAGTAATGGGTAACATTATAACTCAACAAGCCGCTATCTATCAGTTTCAATTAGAAGAAACAAAAGTTAATATTTACGGTGAAGCAGCTGAAGAAAAATATTATAATGGTCCTTTTCTATTCAATGTTTTAATTAATAGGTCAAATGAAGAATATGGTGAAAATGTAGAAGGTATCCAATTTAACCAACCTATTGAATTTTATTTTTTAAGAGATGATTTAGTAGAAAAAGATATAGTACCTAGAGTAGGTGATATCATATTATATCAAGAAGGATATTATGGAGTACAAAGTACAGTAGCAAACCAATATTGGGGAGGTAAAAATCCTGAATATCCTAATAATGATTCTGATGGAGAACCTAATCCACTTAATCCTGGATTAGAAGAATTTGGTAATAACATATCAATTCTAGTTTCAACTTATTATATACCTGCTGATAAAGTAGCTATTTCACCATATCAAGAAAGATTCTAATGGCAAAACCAAGAAAACCCATACCAAAATCACAATTAACCTTAAGCACAAATAAACATACGGCTTTTAGGGGTAGAGAAGAACAAGGGATACAAACTAATCCTAATAATGATATTATCCCTAATAATCCAAATTACTCAGAAACTGGTATCCAACATAATAGATCGGATCAAATGAGTTTTAGAGATGATGATACTAAACAATTTTCTGTAGGTGTTAAAGATATTGATGAAGCAGTATTTTATTATTTTGAAAATAAAATTAAACCTTTTGTTTATCAAAATGGAGCTAGAAGAGAAGTACCTATAATATATGGTGCTCCTGAAAGATGGAAATCATTTCAACGTGATGGATATTATAGAGATAAAAAAGGTGCAATTATGTTACCTATTATCGTATTAAAAAGAGATAAAATAACAAAAGATAGAACAGTTGCAAATAAATTAGATGCAAATCAACCAAATTTAACTGGGGTATTTTCTAAACAATTTAGTGCTAAAAACTTTTATGGTAATTTTGCAGCTCTAAATAATAGAATACCAGTAGACACATTTCATGTAGTAGCACAACCAGATTATGTTACTATGGACTATAGTTGTTTAATACAAACTTATTATATGGAACAACTAAATAAAATTATTGAAGCATGCGAGTATGCATCAGATGCGTATTGGGGCAATCCTGAAAGATTTATGTTTAGATCATTTATAGATAGTTTTTCTACAGCCACAGAATTAACAATTAATAAAGATAGGTTGGTTACTGGAACTTTTAATATTAGATTACGTGGATATTTAATCCCTGATACTATACAAAAAGATTTAGCATCAACTAAAAAATATAATTCAAAAGCAAAAGTTACAATTAACATGGAAACTGTAAGTGATGTAGAAGGAGCAGGAATACAAACTTCAAACCCTACTACAGACCATAGAAGTAGAAGTTAATCTTAACAAATAATAACATATTTATAATAAATTAAAAACCAAAAATTATGGCGAGTAAAAAGTTATCAGAAAGTGAGTTGCAAATTTTAGAAGAATTCCAAACTAGAAACAATGATATTGTAGTACAGACAGGAGCAACTGAATTAAGAATTGATGTCCTAGAGAGACAAAAGGAACAACTTTTAGAAAAGTTTCAAAAATTAACAAAAGACCAAGCTAAATTTGGTAAGGAGTTACAAGAAAAGTATGGTGATGGTAATATAGACTTAGAAAAAGGAGAATTTACCACAGCAGAATAAATTTTTGAGATATTTTCTAATATTTATAATAAAACAATATTAAATATAATATAAGACAATGGCAGAAACATTAATATCTCCAGGTGTATTAGCAAGAGAAAATGATCAATCCTTCATTGGAGCACCACCAATTTCATTTGGTGCTGCAATAATTGGACCAGCAGTTCAAGGTCCAGTTGGAATTCCAACGGCAGTATCTTCATTCTCGCAATACGAAGCTATATTCGGAGGGTCAATTGAAAGTGGCTCACGATCATACTCATACCTAAACTCAGCAGCAGCATCTAATTACTTCCAACAAGGTGGTGAATCATTACTAGTCGTAAGAGTAGTTAGTGGATCAGCAGGATGGTCAGAAGCTTCATCTTCAATTGATAATATAGCTACTACCCCAGCAGGAGTACTGAGAACTGACATTAATATGTCTGCTTCTATTTCAGCAAATACTCTTGCAAGTCAAGTTGCAGGAACACATGCTTTAGGTACAGTTACTGGTGGAGCAGGAAATTCAGCAGCAGGAACATATACAGTAACTGCAGATGGAGTTGTTACTTCAGTTAATTTTACAGCAGGACAAGCTTATGTAGCTGGTAACGCATTAACCGTTCAAGGAAGTCAAGGAGGAGGAAGTGGAACATTTGTAATTACTCTTAAAGCTTCAGATTTAGAAAGTGAAGTAGCATTTAAATTATCTACAATATCAGAAGGTGCTGTAATGAATAATTACCAAGCAGGACCAGATAGTGCAAATGGTACATTAACAAATGGTACTAGAAATAATGTAAGATGGGAAATTACAGGTGCTAATACAGGATCTGGACAATTTTCATTAGCTATTAGACGTGGTAATGACACAGCTACTCAAAAAGCAGTATTAGAACAATACAATAACTTATCAATGGATCCATTGGCTGCAAATTATGTAGAAAAAGTTATTGGTAATACTTACTACTCAGTAGAACAAGATGGTGTTGATTATTATGTAAAATCAAATGGTGAATATCCAAACAATAGTGCTTATGTTTATGTAAGCGCAGTAAATTCACCTACACCAAATTATTTTGATAATAATGGAGCAGCTAAACCAGCATATTTTACAAGCATTCCAGCTATAGGATCAGGTTCGTTCCAAGGTGGTAGTGGTAATAATATAGCAATGGGGCCTGTGAAATTTAACGAAAATATCACGAATACAAACATTCAAGGATTAATTGCAGCAGAATATACACAATCATTAAACTTATTGTCAAATACCGATGCTTACAACTTTAATGTAATTACAGCTCCAGGACTAATTAACTCATTATCAGATCACTCACCAGTAGTATCTCAGATGGTAGCATTAGCTCAATCAAGAACTGACTGTATTGCAGTAGTTGATTTAGTACCTTATAACAGTACAGTAAATACTGTAGTAACTCAAGCATCAGCATTTGATAGTTCATATGCAGCAACATATTGGCCTTGGCTACAATCAATTGACGCAAACGCTCAGTATGTTTGGTCGCCAGCTTCTGTGTTTATACCGGGAGTATACGCATTTACAGATGCTTCTTCAGACCCATGGTTCGCACCAGCAGGTCTAATTAGAGGTGCGCTAGGTAACGTAGTTAAAGCAGAAAGAAAATTAACATCAGGTAACAGAGATAACCTATATGAAGCAAATGTTAACCCAATTGCAACATTCCCAGGAAGTGGAGTTGTAGTATTTGGACAGAAAACATTACAGAAAAGAGCAAGTGCTTTAGATAGAGTAAATGTACGTAGATTATTAATAGCATTAAAATCATACATTGTACAAGTATCAGATAACTTAGTATTTGAACAAAATACAATAAGCACAAGAAATAATTTCTTAGCACAAGTTAACCCATACTTAGAAAGTGTACAACAAAGACAAGGTTTATACGCGTTTAAAGTTGTAATGGATGCTACAAATAACACACCAGATGTAATCGATAGAAACGAGCTAGTAGGACAAATTTACTTACAGCCAACTAAAACAGCTGAATTCATAATTCTAGATTTCAATGTTTTACCAACTGGAGCAACATTTCCATCATAAGAATTAAAAAACAGAATATTTATAATAAAATAAATAAAATAATAAAATGGCAGTATTAGACCCAAACGAAATATTTTTCACAGCTTTTGAGCCAAAACAAAAGAATAGATTTATTCTTTATGTAGATGGAATCCCATCTTACCAGATTAAAGGTATGG